ATCAAACAAATCAAAATGACAAAATTAAACGCATTCGCAAAAATAAAAGCATTATTCATTAACGAAAATTTCAATGATGCAAAATTAGCCGATGGAACTCTTATTCAGTGGGAAGGTGAATTAGGTGAAGGTACTGCAATTATGGTAATTGATACTGATGGAAATACAACTCCTGCACCTGATGCTACTCACGAATTATCTGATGGAACATTAGTATCAACAGTTGGTGGATTAGTGACTAAAATTGAACCTAAATCAGAAGAAGTTGAAGAAGAAGAGATGGCTGAAGCAGTAGATATGAAAGTTTACGAAGAAAGAATGATGGCTTGTGAGAAGAAAATTGAAGAAATGGAAAAGAAAATGTCAGAGATGTTTTCAGCAGTAGAGTCAGCAAGTGCAAATGTAGATTCAAAATTCAATGAAATCAAAGAAATTGTTGAAGCAATTGCAGAAGAACCAATCGTAGAAGTTGAAGCACCTAAAAATTCAACTTTCAAAAAAGAAAAACCAAAACAATCAGCAGCAGATAGAATTGCTGAATGGAAAAAAAGTAACATATAACTAAAACAAAAATAAATAAAAAAAATTATGGCATTCGTAGTATCGACCCTAACCAATTACACTAATCCGAACGAAAATGTTCTGATTACAAAAGCAATGTTTGAAGCAAAAACTGCTTCTCGTATGACTCCATTAACAGGAGTAAAATCTTCAATAGAAGTACCAACTTTAGCCGATACATTATTTTGGCAAGATGGTGGCACTTGTGGATTTACAGCAAGTGGTAACACTTCAATTTCAGGTAGAACTTTAACCATTGGTAAAATAAAAGTTAACAAAGAATTTTGTATAAAAGACCTTGAGTCAAAATATACACAGTTGTTATTAGCACCAGGTTCTAACTATACAGCATTACCAGGTGGTATTGACCAAGCATTCGTTAACACAGTAACAGGCACAAACGCAGAGCAATTAGAAGTAGCTATTTGGCAAGGTGATACTGCAAGTGGTAATCCTAACATCAATAAATTTGATGGTTTAGTAAAAATTATCAATGCAGCAACTGGTCCTATTCAAGCTAATGCAACAGGATTTGTAAGTGCAGTAGTAACAGCAATTACTGAAGCTAACATCATTAGCATTATGCAAGGTATCTACAAAGCAATCCCAATCGCTTTATTAGACAAAGCAGATTTAAGAGTAAATGTTGGAACTCACATTTTCAGATTATATCAAATCGCATTAACAAACGCAAACTTATTCAACTACACAGCAGTTGACAATGCATTAGGCGAAATGTTCATTCACGGCACTAATGTAAAAGTAATTTCTTGCCCAGGTTTAAATACTGTAAACGCAATCTATGCTTTACAAGATGCAAATATGTTCGTAGGAACTGATTTATCTGGAGAAGATGAAACCTTTAAGTTTTGGTTCAGCGAAGACTTTGATGTAGTACGTTTCAAAATGGATTACAAATACGGAGTTCAAGTTTCTCAAGTAGCAGAAATCGTTAAGTTTACAATATAATTAACCAAGAGGAGTAGCCAATAACTACTCCTCTTTAATAAATAAATAAAATTATGCCGTGTGCAATCGTTTCAAATTATGCTCTTGACTGTAAGGATACGGTAGGAGGAATAAAAAATTTATACATTACTGAATTAGCTAATGTATCTGCTTACGCAGAAAATGCAAGTGGTATTGTATCTGCAATTACTAAAGCAACAGGAACAAAATTCTACAAGTATGAATTAGAGCCAAGAGGTGCTAACAATACATCAGTAGCAATTCAATCTGACCCTGCAATAGGAACAGTTGCTTACGAACAAACTATCACTGCAAACTTCTTAAAAATGCAACAATTGACATCTGCTAAATTAGCTTTGTTAATTCAAAATAGATGTGTTGTTATTGTAGAAATGAAATCAGGTCAAGCATTTATTTTCGGTAAAGAGAATGGAATGCAAGTATCAGGTGGAACTGCTACATCAGGTGCAAATATGAATGAGTTTAATGGCTACACTTTGACTTTTATGGGTCAAGAAAAAGCATTTGCTCAAGAAGCATTAGCATCATTATTAGGAACAATTACTGCTTAAATTCTTTTCATTGTTTTCATAATTAAGACCTGCTCTAACGAGTGGGTTTTTTTTTGCCTAATCAATTAATTGTAAAAAGTCAAATAAATATATTATTAGATATGATTAAGTTTCAGAAATCAGCAACAAACAATGTAGTAGTAACTTTAAAAGAGAATTCTACAGTTGCAAATCCGATTTATTTATTTAAATTTGTTAGTCAGCAAACACTTGTAAGCTATTATTTTATCGCAAGTGATATAAGTGCTTACAAAGATAGATTTAATCAATTTACAGTGATAGAAAAGACTAATGCAAACACATTAAACGGAGAAGTTACGTTAGGAAAACAAGGATATTACGATTATAAAATTTATCAAACAAATTTAGTCAACACAACTGGTCTTGCAAATGCAGAAGCAGCAGTTCCAAACATAGTAAAAGAAGTAGAAGATGGATTAGTTTATGTAGTATTCGCAGCAAATACGGATATAACGTACGATTCAGTAGATAACACAATGATAGTTTACCAAGCAACATAAATATGTACAAAGATTCAGTAATGAAAATAGGATTCTCGAATGATAAAGTTCCAATGTTTGTAGAAACAAAAGGAAAAGACTTTATCAAGTATGGCGAGACAAATAATTATCCAGAATATTTAGTAACTCTATTTAATCGTAGTGCTAAACATAACGCAATTGTAACTTCAAAACAACTATACATCAATGGTCAAGGATTCGTGTTTGACCAAACTGATATGGATGGAAAAGATGTGTTGAGTTTACAAGCATTTATTGACAATCCTAATCCTTACGAAACACTAAATGACCTAATGTCTAAAACAAATTTAGACTGCGAATTGTTTGGAGGTTGTTATTTAAAAGTAGTGGGTAGAAAAGGTGGAAAAGGTTACGACATTTACCACGTTGATTATTGTAAGTTAAGAAGCAATTACGATAATACTGAATTCTATTATTCAAACGAATGGATGGATGAGAATGGTCAAGAAAAAAACAATCCATATATAGAGAAAACTTATTATCCGTTTGACCCTAATGCTAAAAAACAAGCAGAATCAATCTATTATTACAAGTCATATAGACCTAACTTAAATACTTACACTTTACCTGAATATATTGGAGCAGTTCCTGCTATTATTACTGATGCTGAAATAGCAAATTTCCATAGAGCAGAAATACAAAACGGATTTAAAGGCTCTAAATTCATCACTTTTATGAACGGAGTTCCATCTGATGATGAAATGAAGGTAACTGAACGTAAGTTAAAAAACAAATTTACATCTACTGATTCAGCAGGAAGTATCGTAATTGATTTTGTTGATGACCCACAAAGAGCAGCTAAAATAGAAGACTTAAACGCAGGAGATTTTGCAGACAAATACACTGCTTTAAATGATACGATACAGCAAGAAATATTTGTTGGACATAAGATAACTTCACCGATGATATTTGGTGTTCGTGTAGAAGGTCAATTAGGTGGTAGAAATGAAATGATTGATGCTTATAATATTTTTTCTGCAACATATATCTCGCCTAAACAAAGAATACAAACTAACATCTATAACTTATTCGCACCGATTAAAGGTAAGTTAGAAATCAAACCTTTAGAACCAATAATGCCTAACTTTAGTGAAGCTACATTGATGAATATTTTAACTAAAGATGAAATGCGTGATATCGTAGGTAGAAAACCTTTAGAAATCAAGAATGTTATATCAAATGTTGCTGATAGTTTAAGTGCATTATCTCCATTAGTTGCAACAAAAGTATTAAATCAATTAACTCCAAACGAGGTAAGAGCAATCATAGGGAAAGCAGGTTTAGAGGGTGGCGATTTATTAGCACCAAGCACTGATGTAGCAGCACCTGCAGGATTTGAAAGCGATAGAATGTGTAACCACGATTTCACTTCTGCTCAAGATAACTTGGACTTGGAAGTGTTTATGAAGTATGGTGAACCTTCGGAAAACTTTATTAGTTTAAAACGCAAAAAAACTATGATGTCAAGCCAGGATTTTGCTTTAACTGATGGAGAAAAAGGTGTATTAGACTTAATCAAAAAGACTGCTGATATAAGCAAAGAAGATATAGCTAAAATACTTAAAATAAGTATAGATAGAGTAGAAGGATTAATTGAAACTTTAATAGGTGACAAGTTAATTACGGATAATAAAGGTATATTAAACATAACTACAAAAGGAGATACTACCAAACTACCATCTTTTGATGAATTATTGATACGTTATAAGTACGAAAAAAGAGATTCAGCACCTGATTTAGTTGAAGGAGGAAGTAGTAGGGAGTTTTGCCAGGCTATGATGACTAATGACAGATACTTTACAAGAGAAGATATTATAAATATAGGTAATGATTTAGGTCAATTGTATGGAATACCTAATTACGATGCCTTTACTCGTAGAGGTGGTTGGTATCACGACCCTTTAAAGAACGTAAATCTTCCATATTGTAGGCATATTTGGGTTCAATCAATTGTGAAGAAAATTAAATAAATAGATATGGCACAAGAAGTATTATTTTTATCAGAGCAGACCTTGAAAGATAGGTCAGTTTTACAAGATAACGTGGATATGAAAGTAGTTAAACCTACTATAATGGATGTTCAGAAGTATTATGTACTTCCTATTATGGGAACTCAACTTTATAATGAGGTAATAAACCAAATAAGGACTAATACATTGTCGGTTTTAAACACCACTTTATTGAATGATTACATAACAGATGTTATGGTATGGTATTGTCGTATGGAATTACCGATGGCTATGAACTACAAATACTTCAATAAAGCAGTAGGAGTTCAGAATGCTGACAATATGCAACCAGCAAGTATGCAAGATATAGAAAGATTAATGGATGATGCAAGGAATAAGGCACAAGTTTATGCTCAAAGAATGACAAATTACCTACTTGCTAACTCTGTATCTTATCCTTTATACTTGAACCAGGTTAATACAAATGTAGATACCATTTTTGCTAAACAAAATAACTACAATAGTGGATTAGTGTTAGGTGATGGCAATGGATGTCAAGGTCAATATAACTTTCAAGGTATAAAAATACAACCATCTGAAAAAAGATGTTCTTGGTGCTAATTAATAAGGAGAAAATAAATGGAATTTTATACATTAAACCAGGTTTTAAATCTTATAGAAACTATTGCTAACAGTCACGCACAAGTAAACTACTATAACTTTGGTGAAGATGCCGAAATAAGTGCAAGTGAACAAGAAAGATATCCTCTTGTTTGGAGTGATGTAAAGGATTCAAATATTGATACTAATACATTATCACTAACTATTGAATTAAAGGTCTTAGATATCGTTAAAACAGATAACACAAACGAAAAAGATGTATTGTCTGATACTTTAAGTATTGCTCAAGACATTTATTCAATTTTGACATCTTATGCTTATCAAGATTACTTCATTTTAGAAACTACAACTCCATTAGTTCCAATTCGTGAGGCAATGCCAGATATCGTTAATGGTTGGAGAATGACTTTGAACTTCCAATTGATGCAAGATAGAAACAGATGTCAAGTACCTTTTAAATAAAAAGAATTAAATATATTATTAAGTATAAAAATAAAATAAAATGACAGATTTAGGCAAAATAATTGGTTCAGGTGGATGCGAGTTCATAGCAGCAGCATCAGCAAAGACAGGTAAAACATATTCAGGAATTGTTATCAATACTGATGCAGTAATTAGTGTACTTGAAATGAACGGAGTAAACGTGCTAACAACAAAAGCATTCAATGGCGCAACAGTATCAGCAGGTATGTTTATACCCGCAGAAGCAGGAACATCAATCACTGCTATTACTTTAACTTCGG